CCTTCTAAACGAATTCCAAAAGGTTTAACTCCATCAAATAATTCCATTGCTAATTCTAAATTAGAACCACCAACACTGAAATCATATTCTTCCATATAATTGTCCTCATCACCTGGGTCAAAACCAAATTTATAATCATAAACAGTAAATCCTTTTTCTTGTTTATTACCACCTCCTATTGCATCTTCTCTAGCTACTACTTCAAATTCTCTATTTACTTTACCATCACCTGAAGTGCCTGATCGTCTAAC